TCATGAAGGTCGTCGATTGGCAGGCACACAGCGTTCGCGGCTTCATCTCAACCGCCAGCAAGAAGCACGGGATCAAGATCGAGTCGTCGAAGAACGACGCCGGCGATCGCTTCTACCACTCCACCAAATAGACGCTGTCGCCTCACCCTCCAAGCCGCCGCCGGGCTTCGATGCCGGACGGCGGCTTTTGCTTTTGCTCAGAAGCCGCTCACTATACCCGTGTTGATGTCGAGACTTAGGATGCCCCGCTTGTTGTAAATGCTCATCTGCTTAGGTTGCTCCACAATCGCTCGCGCCAGCGCGTTCACCGTGGCGGCGATCCCATCGATTCGTGAAGAGCTTTTCGACCGCTCTGGCTTCGAGAACATTAGATTGTCGTTCTGTTCTTTGACGGTCACGCAGCTCGCGTTCCAGCGAAGCACCGGATGTCCTCCGTGGCGTAGCTTTCCTGACGCCACCAGTTCCAGCAGCTTCTTCGATGGCTCCGACAACGTGGCCATGCCCTGGCGAACCTCGACGCAGGCGTGGCCGTTCGAGATTATCGGCACCGAGATCTGCCGCGAATTCCACGGATCAAATCCAATCTCCTCCAGCTCAAACATCTCGACTGCCCATTCCAGCCGGGCCATGATCTCGTGGTAATCGATAACATCGCCTGGCGACAACTCGATGAAACCCTGCTCGGCCCAGCGCCCGTAAGGCATTCCGTCGCGCAACTCGCGTTGTCGGACAGCCTGATCGGGCATCCAGAAGAATGGCAGGACGTCAAAGCCACCATCCTCGCAGGGAAACACGAACGAGACGGCCGAGAGGTCGGTGGTCATTGAAAGATCCACTCCGGCCCAACAGCGCCGGGTCCGAAACCGCTCAATCAAGGATTCCGGCAACGGGCGCACCTTGGCCTCCGCACGCTTCTCCAATAACCCTGAGGCGCGCCAGTCACCTGCGGAAGCGTCCCACTTCGCCAGATCGATCGCGCGGGATTCCTTCTGGTCCCACATATTCAGGTAGTAGCGCTTGAACGAGGTCAGGTCGCCTTCGGCCGCGTGGGAGATGTACTTCTCACGGACCTTCTCGATGTCCAGGAATCCGCCGTTTTGGATTAGCGACGGGTTTGCTTTGATCCAAGTGGCTGGATCACCGGGATCGTCTTCTTTACTGGCACCGTAGATGCGGCCGTAGAACTTCGGATCCGATACGATGCGCTCCTCGATCTTGCGAGCCTTCTCATGCAGCCTCCAGGCTAACGGCGATTCGTTCTGCACTCCTGCCGTGGTGATCGCGATCGTGAGCGTCTGGCGGCGCGTGATTCCGCCGTTACTGAGCACGTCCCAGTTGTCGAGCTGTTTTCGCGTCTTCCAGCGATGCACTTCGTCGGCAATCACGACGGCGGGGTTGACGCCGTCGCCGAAATCGCCGTCCGCGGCGACGGCGGCATAAAACGATTCCGGATCGGAACGTTTGATGATCCGGTGCGTTCCGCGAAGAACGCGGAGTCGCTTCGACAGAATCGGCGATTGATCGACCATCTTCGATGCCGCGCGAAACACATTCAGAGCCTGGCGGGTTGCCGCCGCCGCGCCGTATACCTGGCACCCCGGCGTCCTGGTCGTGAGCAGAACGAACAGCGCCAAACCTGCCGCCATCTCTGATTTGCCGGACTTCTTCGGAACCTCGAGGTATGCCATCTCGATGATCCGGTTTCCGTCATCGTCAATCTCGCCGAAAATCGCACTGAGCGCCTCCTCCTGCCACGGCGCAAGCAAAAATGGCTTCCCGTGCCACTCGTCCGCCGTGTGCTTGAGGATGCGCTCGAAGAAGTTACAGGCGGCGTCGGCGTGAGCTTGGGAGAACGGCACGGCTACTCGGTGACCTCGATTGGCACTGGTTGCTTCCGCTCGCGCGGCTGCGACAGAATGTCCAGGAGTTCGTCTTCATCGTCCCCTGAGGTCTCTGTCACGATGCGGCTCCGCGATGCTGGCGACAACCCGAACTCCGAGCAGAAGGTCCGCATCAGATTCAACGCGGCATTCATCTGAGCGACGGCGGGGTGAGGCGTGAGGCCGTTAACTACCAGCCGGTTCGTTTCCGGGTCCAGCACACGCTTGGGAATCGAGCGGCCCTGCTTCTTGACCGTCAAGTAGCACTCCAGAGCCGTTTCATAGCTGATGCAGGCGGCTTCGAGCATCTGCGCATCAGGACGGCAGTCGAGATTCATCTTCTCCAACTCCTCCGACCAAAACTTCCAGACTTTCCGCGCTACGCCCTGGAGGTGAGCGGGGCACCGCGGCAAACCACGGTCACCCCTGGCTTCTGTTTTCAGCTTCTCTTCGAGCTTGTGCATGCCGAGCTTGCGCGGATCGCCTTCGGCAATCTGCAACATCGTTGGTTTTGGTTTTCGTCCTCTCATGTTGTCCTTTCCCTAAATCCATTTGGAATTTCGCGGATTATCACACGGAGCAAGCGCGTGGTCAAATTCGGCGCGAGGCCGGAGGAATTTGACTACCCCTCCCCCCTCGCCGCCCGAATTTCCTCGAAGGTCCGGCCGTCGCGATCGAGCACGGCCTGCTTGCCGCTCAGCGTCTGCCAGCGCTGGACCACTACGTCGACGTACTTGGGATCAAGCTCCACTCCGTAGCAGACGCGCTGCGTCAACTCGGCTGCGGCGAGCGTCGTGCCACTTCCGAGGAATGGCTCGTACACCAGTTCCCCACGCTGGAGGTGATTCAGGATCGGGCGCCGCATCAACTCGACCGGCTTTTGCGTTGGATGATCGAACTTCTCCTCATCCGATCCGCCCATGATGAACTTGGGCGACGGACTCGACCAGATAGTCGAGTTCTCGCCGGCCTTGCCGAACCACGGCGCGTTCTTCTTGCGTGCGTACCAGCACGGTTCGTGCTGGAACCAGTAGTGCGTGCGGGTCAGGACCGTGCGTCCCTTGTCCCAGATGATCTGCTGGTGGTGAAGGAAGCCGATGCGCAGTAGTCCGTCCAGCACTTCGCGGGTGAACTTCGAGGCATGCCAGACGTACGCGACCTCGAGGCTGGACACCAGTGCGAAGGCATCCGACCAATCTGCGCGGGTGTCGCCGGAGATGGTGGTCTCAGTGTGGCCGACGCTGCGATTCTTCATGTACGATGGCTCCGCCGCACCGAGGCCGTTGAGTCCGGCGCGATCGCGCCACTCCGTATCGAGCTCGATCCCGTACGGCGGGTCTGTAACCATCAAGCGTGGCTGCCGCTCCCCGAGGAGCTGCGTGACGACTTCCTGGCTGGTGCAGTCGCCGCAGAGAACGCGGTGCGGCCCCAGAACCCACAAATCGCTGGGCTGACTGACCGGGGACTCCGGCAGCGGCGGCGCGGCGTTGGCTTTTTCCTCGTCGTCAATCGCGAGCAGATCGTCGAGTTCCTTCCCATCGAAACCCGTGAGTGCGAGATCGAAGTCCGCCGCCTGGATGTCCTTCAGCTCCAGCGCCAACAACTCCTCATCCCAATCTGCCCATGTGACGGACCGGTTCACCATCAACCGGAACGCCCTCACCTGAGCCGGCGTCCACTCGTCGCACAGGATCACCGGGATCTCCGAAATCCCGAGTTTCTGCGCACCTTTCAAGCGAAGATGACCATCCACCACCTCGCCATCGCTCCGGGCTAGCACCGGAATCTTGAATCCGAACTCGCGCATGGACGCCGCCATCCGGTCCACCGCCCCATCGTTCTTTCGAGGGTTCCGAATGTACGGAACCAGCCTCTCAATCGCCCAGTGTTGAATCTCCATTTGCTGTGTCATGTTTTTTCTCCAGACTCACTTTCTCGTTACCCAGTCGGGCTGGGTCTCGCCGTTCGCCACCCTCTAAGGGTGGGCGAACTGGCGAACTGACCTAAATTCGCGCCGGGTACAGCCAGTGGCGAACTGGCAAACTTCGCATTGTCAAGAAGATCGAACCATCGCACCCGATGGTCCACCAGCTCGCCGCCGTTAGCAGTGCTAATTGGGTCGTTCTACCCAGTAGTGCTGGTGCCGATTTTTCAGACCGATCTCGACTTGGACTGTGTGACCTTCGACGCCCTTGTCAAGGAAATCCCTCGCACGATTCCGTCC